AGAATGAAAGAATTAAAATAAAAATTTTAAATGTAAAGTTAGTTATCCATAAATGTAAAAATATGGATAACTACATATATATGTAAAACGGAAAAATAAACCGTATTCCGTAATCGTTAAATTAAAAATATAATAATGGTGATATATAATGGTAAATTTTGTTTATAATACTGAAGAGATAACTAACAATCAACTTAAACCTAAAGATCAATTTTTTCCTTTTGAAATTGATGATAAATTTGTTACATGTAACAAATTTGTATTTGATGGTTCAGTTAATCCAGAAGAATTAGGTAATAGAATGATTGAGACTGCAAAAAAATACAAATCTTATTCTTGTTGCTCTAATCAAATTGGGTTTAAAGATTCTGTTTTTGTTGCTGGTTATGGTGAAGAATTTGTGGCATTTTTTAATCCAATAATCCTTGATTATAATGGTGAAGAAACTTTAGCGAAAGAATCGGATAATATTTCTTTTCCAGGTTTAGTTTTAAATATTAAAAGGTATTTGTCAGTTACAGTTGAATATCAAGATTATCTAGGTCAAGTTCATGTTCAAACATTTGATGGATTAACCTCAAGAATTATTCAACAATGCTGTGATAGATTACAAGGGATTGGTATTAATAGAGTTGTTTCTAAATTACAATTAGAAAGAGCTAATAAAGCATTAAATAAAAAAGTTAAATTTGTAGTTCGTCATCAAATGAATCAATTGAGAATTAAACAATGACACTATTGGTAACAGGAGGATATGGATTTATAGGATCAAATTTTATCAATAATTGGTATTCAGAATTTGATGAAAAAATTGTAAATGTTGATAGTTTAACTTATGCTGCAAATAAAAATAATGTACTATATACTGAAAATTATGTTCATTATTATCTAGATATTAATAATACTTATGGGATAAAAACATTATTACATAAGTATAAACCTAGAGCTATTGTTCATTTTGCAGCTGAATCGCATGTAGATAATTCAATAAAAAATCCTAAATTATTCCTTGAAACGAATATTTTGGGTACTTCTTCTTTGTTAAATGCAGTTTTGGAAGTAGATAAAAATATTAGGTTTATTCATGTATCTACTGATGAAGTTTATGGTTCTTTATCAGAAAATGAACTACCATCAACTGAAGATTCATTATATAGACCTAATTCTCCTTATGCAGCAAGTAAAGCTGCATCAGATCATTTGGTTAGGTCATACCATAAAACTTATGGGCTTGATACAGTAATTACTAATTGTTCAAATAATTATGGAAAATATCAACATACTGAAAAATTTATTCCTACAGTAATTAATTCATGTTTAACTAATAAAAAAATACCTATATATGGTGATGGTAAAAATATTAGAGATTGGTTATTTGTTGAAGATCATTGTTCTGCTCTAAAATTAATTTTACAAAAAGGTAAATCTGGGGAGAAATATAATATTGGTGGTTCAAATCAATTAACTAATATTGAAGTTGTAACTAAAATTTGTGAATTATTGGATATTATTCGTCCCAGACCAGATAAAACTTCATATAAAGATTTAATTTCATTTGTCGGTGATAGGTTAGGCCATGATAGAAGGTATGATATTAATTGTTCTAAATTAAAAAAAGAATTGGGTTGGATGGAATCGGTATTCTTTAATCAAGGTTTAGAAATGACTGTTAGATGGTATGTTAAGAATTATTTTAATGCTATATAATAAAAACTATGAAAAAATATGATACACCATTAGAAGATTTATATGTAATTGAACCGAATATAATAAAAGATTCTAGAGGATTTTTTATGAATCTTTTAATAAACAAAAGTTTGATGAATTATTAAAATTAGATCCATTGGATTCAGATTTTATCCAAGATAATCATTCTAAATCTGCTTTTGGTACAATCAGAGGATTACATTTTCAAACTAAACCGTATGGTCAATCTAAATTAGTTAGATGCGTTTCAGGTGCTATTTTAGATGTTGCTGTTGATATTAGACCTTGGTCAAAAACTTTTGGAAAATATTTTTCAGTGATTTTAAATTCAGATAATAATTATCAATTATGGATACCTTATGGATTTGCTCATGGATTTCAAGTATTATCTGAAATTGCTGAGGTAAATTATAAAGTAGATGAATATTGGCAACCTAAATTTGAAGGTAGTATAAGATACGATGATCCAGATATTAATATAAATTGGAAAAAAATTCCTGTACAAATATCTGATAAGGATAAATCTGCAAAATTCTTAAAAGAAATTAAAGACTTTTAATTTTTAATATATACATTTAGATTAAATTGAATTTTAATTGATTTGTAAATTTTTTAATGTTACTTGAGGTAAATTATGGAAATAAAATTGGATGAAAAAACTTTAAAAGGTAATTTGTGCAGAATCCATTATATTATACATATATAATCTATCACCCAGAAACAAATTTTAAATATTATGGATGCCAATATGGAAAATTTGCTCATCCAGATAATTTATGGAATACGTATTTTACATCTTCTAAAAAAGTAAAAGAATTAATACAACAATACGGTAAAGATTCTTTTTTATATGAAATTAGGCAGGTTTTTGATGATCCTAAAAAGTGTAGATTATGGGAAATTAAAGTTATTAAACGCGCCAATTTGGTTAGAAGAAATGATTTTTTGAATCAAAGAAATCCTGGTGGAACTGATTCTTTGATTGTTCGTAAAAATTATATTAGTTGGAATAAAGGATTAGCTGGCAAAAATGATCCTAGATGTGCAAGTCGTAAAAAAGGTATAACTGGAATTTATTCTGAAGAACAACTAAAGAATTTATCATATAAAAGTTCTAAAGAATATCAAATTTCAAAATTTGGCGAAGAGGTATTTTATTCAAAATACAAAACGGGAGAATCTAATCATACCTATGGTAAAATGTGGATTAATAATGGAATAGAAGAAAAACGAATATATAAAAATGAATTGCTAAGTTATCCTGATTTTAAAGAAGGAAAATTAAAGCGCATATATATTACTGATGGCGTAATTGAAAAATCTATAATCCCGTCAAAATTTGATGAATATGAAAAATTGGGATTTACGAAAGGATGTATGCCGCGAAAAAAAGATACAGTGACTGGAAAATTTATTAAACAATAAGGTGATAAAATTATGGAAATAAAATTGGATGAAAAAACTTTAAAAGGTAAAAAACTTTTCGTTGGAACCCCAATGTATGCTGGCCTATGTTATGGTACTTATTTGAGATCTTGTTTAGATCTTCAAATGGCATGTGCTCAATATGGAGTTGAATGTAGATTTTCATTTTTATTTAATGAATCGTTAATTCAAAGAGCTAGAAATTATATTGCTGATGAATTTTTAAGATCAGATTGTACTCATATGATTTTTATTGATTCTGACATTTCATTTAATCCGATTGATATTATTGCGATGTTAGCTATTGATAAAGATATTTGTGGTGGGCCATATCCTAAAAAGAATATTAATTGGGGTAATATCAAAAAAGCTATTTCAAAAAATCCTAATATTTCAGACGAAGATTTATCTCTCTTAGGTGGAGATATTGTATTTAATCCAGCTCCAGGTATTACAACTTTTAATGTTTCTGAATTAGTTGAAGTTATGGAATTAGGAACTGGGTTTTTAATGATGAAACGTGGAGTTTTTGAAAAATATAAAAAAGAATATCCTCAAAGAATGTATAAACCTGATCATGTTGGAACTCAATTTTTTGGTGGTGATAGAGAAATTTGTTCTTTCTTTAATGTCGAAATTGATCCAGAAACTAAAAGGACTTGGAGCGAAGATTATAATTTCTGTCACGATTGTAGAAAAATTGGGTTTAAAATTTGGATGGCTCCTTTTATGCAATTACAACATACTGGAACATACACTTACCAAGGATCATTACCTAAAGTAGCTCAATATCTACAAGAAATGTAAAAAAAGTTTGACATTTTTAAGTTCTCGTTATAAACTTATCTTGTATCGAGAACTTAATTTATTGTGAGTTAAATATGAAAGATGTAATTGCGTTATGCGGTCTAGCTGGTTCAGGGAAAGGAACAGTTGGTGATATATTAGTTAATGAATATGGATATAAAAAATTATCCTTTGCTGATTCTCTAAAGGATGCTGTTTCTTCAATATTTGGTTGGGATAGGTTATTACTTGAAGGTGATACTGAAGAATCTAGGTTGTTTCGAGAAACTATTAATGAATTTTGGTCAGATAAATTTGGTAAAGATGTCACTCCAAGAATAATCTTACAACAATTTGGTACTTTTGTTTGTAGAGATAATTTTTTAGATAGTATTTGGATTAATTCTTTAGAGAAAAAATTATCTAAATATGATAAAATAGTATTGTGTGATGTTAGATTTAACAACGAAATATCATTTTTAAATACTGTTAACGCAAAATTTATTGAAATAGATAGACCAGAAAATACCCCTGAGTGGGTAGAAATAATTAAATATAACAACCAAAAAATTAAATATTTTAATAAATATACCTATATGTCATTGTATCATCCAGAAATTCATAAAAGTGAATATGAGTGGATAGGTAATAAATATATTGATAATTTGATTGTTAATGATGGGTCTTTTTCTGACCTTGAAGAAAAAATTAAACGATTTTTATAAATTATCTCTCTGTAGTGTAGCCTGGTAACATGATGCGTTTGGGGCGCATTGTCTGTCGTTCAAATCGACACAGAGAGACCAAATTAGCCACCTTAGCTCAGAGGCAGAGCAGCCGCCTTGTAAGCGGCAGGTCGAGATTTCAAAATTCTCAGGTGGCTCCAAAATTTTCCTTTACTTTTTGAGGAAATAGCTATATAATTGTGATTGTGTTATTAATAAAGGTGAATTATGAAATTGTCTCCAGAAACAACTGCTATTCTTAAAAACTTTTCTACTATTAATCAGGGTATCTTGTTTAAAGAAGGAAATGTTATTTCAACTATGAGTCCACAAAAAAACATTTTAGTCGAAGCTAAAATTGCAGAAAAGATTCCTGTTGAATTTGGTATTTATGATTTAAATAACTTTTTGTCTGTAAATTCTTTATTTAAAGAAGGTTCTGAGTTAGAATTTGATTCTACTCATGTGATTATTAAAGGTTTAGGTGGTCGTTCTAAAATTAAATATCGAATGACTGATAAATCTATGATTGTTGTAGCTCCAGATAAAAGGCCGAATCTTCCATCTACTGATGTTAGATTTACTTTCTCAAAAGAAGATTTTGATTGGGTCATTAAAACTGCTTCAGTTCTCGGTGCTCCACATATTGCTGTTGTATCGAATGGAGAAACAGTTTCATTATTGACTTTTGATGAAGCAAATGATTCTTCTCATACTAATTCTTTAGAGTTAGCTAATGTTGACCCTGAAGGTAAAAAATTTAAATTGGTATTTAAAACTGAAAACTTGAAAGTTATTCATGATAGTTATGAAGTTGAAATCTGTAAAAAAGGTATTTCAACTTGGACATCAACCACTTCCGATATTAAATATTGGATAACACTTGAAACTTCTTCAAAATACGAAGATTAATTTTTATAATTTAATGGTGAATATATTATGGCAAAAGTAAGTGTGGCAACGGTATTTGGTCAATTGGATGAAGCTCAAATTAAAACGTTGAAAGATGGGATAAAAGAAATGAGCGTAGTTTTGTCTAGAATTGATGATGAGAAAGTAGCATTAAAAGATATTTTAAATTCAATTCACGATGAAATTAAAGTACCTAAAAAGATTATAAATAAATTAGCAAAGGTATATCATAAAAAATCTTTTGCTGAAGAATCAACTGAATATAATGAATTTGAGTCACTATATACAGTTGTAGTTGAACAATAAAATCAAAAATCCCAGGTAGTACAATGGTAGTACAAATGACTGTTAATCATTGGGTTGGGGGTTCGAGTCCCTCCCTGGGAGCCAATTTTTAGAGCAACAATTTGGTTGCTCTTTATTTTGCGGAATTGGTGTAATGGTAGCATAATTGACTTCCACTCAATTAGTATGGATTCGAATTCCATATTCCGCTCCAATATTATGTTTTTATGAGAATAAAATATGCGTGATGAGATTTTATGGGTAGAGATTTATCGTCCAAAAACTGTTGAAGAATGTATTCTTCCAGTATCAATCAAAGAAACGTTTCAAGAATACGTTAATCAGAAAAAAATTCCAAATTTATTACTTAGCGGTTCCGGTGGTGTTGGTAAAACTACTATTGCAAAAGCTTTATGTGAAGAAGTTGGTTGTGATTATATTATTATCAATGGTTCTGATGAGAATGGTATTGATGTATTAAGAAATAAAATTACAAATTATGCTACTTCAGTTTCGTTATCTGGTGGACGTAAAGTTGTAATTTTAGATGAAGCTGAATATATAACACCAAACGCTCAAGCAGCATTAAGAAACGCAATTGAATCATTTTCAAATAATTGTTCTTTTATTTTTACATGTAATTTTAAAAATAAATTAATTGAACCATTACATTCAAGATGTGCAGTTATTGATTTTAAATTAACTAAACAAGATAAACAAAAATTATTACCTCAATTTTTTAAGAGAGTATGTAATATTCTTGATAAAGAAAATGTAGAATATAATAAAGAAGTTATAGCTCAAATTGTAGCTAAATATTATCCTGATAATCGTAGAGTTTTAAATGAACTTCAGAGATATTCTGTATCTGGTAAAATTGACGTAGGTATTTTGGTAAATAGTTCAGATACAAATATCACTCAATTAAGTAAATTTTTAAAAGAGAAAAATTTTAAAGAAGTTAGAAAATGGTTATCTGATAATGAA